CTATGGATACAGATGAGGTAAGATTCCGTTTGACAATGAAATACGGAACACAAATTGCATTCCCTGATCAAGTAGTTTATTTCACACTTTAATATTTAGATAGATGCCTTGTTTATTAACCCAAAGTATAGCCCTTGACTGCAAAGATGCAGTCGGGGGTATTAAGTCGATTCACTTGGTGAATTGGGCTAAAACTGGATTTACAGTTGCGAGTGGCGAGGTAACTGCTACAACTATTGCAAGTGGTGATGTTTATACATACGAAATTCCAAAAGCAACTGGTTCTTTAATAAATACTACCAATGTAAGCACAGAAAATGGTACAGTTTACAACAGTACTGATATTATGTTTAAATTGCGTAGAATGTCTACAACCAAAAGAAATGAGATGAAGTTATTAGCACAAGGCAGAGCATTCTGTATTGTAAAAAATAACAACGATGAATATTGGTTAGTAGGTAAAGAAAGTGGATGTGAAGTATCTTCAATGGTAGCTAGTAGTGGAACTGCTTTTGGCGACGCTAATGGTTATGAAATTACTTTACAAGCAATGGATACTGAACAACCATACAAATTGAGTGGTGCAGTAGTTACAAGTTTAGGAATTTAATTCTTGTTTTTCATATAGTTTAATTGGGGTAGCGTAATTGCTACCCTTTTTTTATTGTAACAAATTTGTAAAAATGCTAATTTACTTATAATGCTACTACTTACAAAAGGAGAATCAAAGAATTGGTTTTTGACACTTACAGAAAAAGTGACAATTGCAAACCCTAAATTCTTATTTAGCATTACACATCGTCAAACTGAAAAACAATATAACTTTTTGTTGACTGATATAAGTTCGTTTAAAGACCGATATAATAAGTTTTTGATAAACGAAAACACATATGATTTCTTTGAGGGTGAATACAATTATATTGTGTATGCACAAACTTCAAGTTCAAATGTAAACCCTTTACTTGCCAACGAACAAGTAGAAGAAGGTTTGCTAAAAGTTCAATTATCTACTGAAGAAGAAATTTACTACACCCCAAGTTAATGGAAAAAATAATCACCATACAATATAATTTAAAAACGTACAACCCTACGAATATACAACGTATAATTACAAAGGGAGTACAAACATTTGTATTGTTAAGCAATAAAGGTTTAGAATTGACAACGCAAAACGGAAAGACATTAGTATATGGCAAATAAAGACTTCAAAGATTACGCAATTGCTGGTAGCAATGTCACATTGACATATGACGATGTAAACGACACTGTAACATTTGCAGCACAAGGTAATGTGCAAAGTGTAAATGGTAAAACGGGTGTTGTTGTAATAAATAAAAGTGACGTTTCTTTAGGATCAGTCGACAATACAAGTGATGTAAACAAACCAATTTCAAGTGCTACTCAAACTGCATTAGATTCAAAACAAACATCAATTGTTGGTTCAATTAAAACTGCTGATAATTTAGCAATAACAAGCACTTTAAAAAACTTATCGGATAACGTAGGTAATAGTTCTGCCATTGATTTAAGCACATCAACATTAAGAGTAAATGGTTATTTAAATATTAAAGGGAGTGGAAGTCATAATGTTGATATTTTTTATCCAGCGGATTCTAATAGTATATTCACTTTTGAACCAGACGTACAAAATCAAGCGTTATCTTTTGGCAGTTCAAGAAATTTTAAAAGTTGGGTAAGTGGTATTTTTTATTATGGTGGTTCTCATACTTTTTTTAGTGATACAACTACTCAAAGAATGATTCTAACAACTAATGGTGATTTAGGGATTGGAACTGCAAGTCCTACTGCCAAATTAGATGTAAATGGAACTGCAAGAATACAAAAAAATACAGAATCAAATTTAGTAATTTCTGAAACTGGTGGTTTTCAAGGTGATGTTGCAAGTTTATATTTAATAGGTAATCAAAATACTTGGGGTTCAAGTATTAGGTATAATGTAGGTGCTGGTGGAATTGATAATCGACTTGATTTTTACCGTAATTTAACAAGTATTGGATTTTCATTAAAAGATACGGGGAATGTTCTTATAGGCACAACAACTGATTCAGGTTTTAAATTAGCTGTAAATGGGAATATAAAAAATAACAATACTTTTCAAGGATTTACTTCTATTGCTGCTAGTGGCACTCAAATAATTTTAACTATTGATTCTACACCATATTATGTAATCACTGGTAGTGGAGGTCAAGTGATAAAATTACCTGACGCTACAACGCTTCCAAATGGGGCAACATTTACTTTTAATAATAATCAAAGTAGTGGTGCAATTACCATAAATAATAACAGCAATACATTAATAGCTTCAGTTCCTTCAGGTGGTGACACAGTAATTACATTACTATCAAATTCAATTGCTGCTGGAAGTTGGGAACGTCACGAATTAGCACCTTCAAATGTAAGTTGGTCAACAAATACTTTAGATTACGCTGGTTCAATTACATCAGCAACGTGGAATGGTGTTGCAATTGCAGATGCCAAAATATCAAGTGCAGCAACGTGGAATGCAAAACAAGATGCACTTGTAAGTGGTACAAATATTAAAACACTTGAAGGTCAAAGTTTACTTGGTAGTGGTAACATTGATTTAGCAAAAGGGGATGTTGGTTTAGGGAACGTTGATAATACAAGTGATGCAAATAAACCAGTTTCTACTGCACAACAAACAGCACTTGATACAAAAACAAATAAACTAATTGTTGCAAATAGACAAACGGCAAGTTATACACTTGTTTTAAGTGATGCCGACAAATTAGTTGAGATGAATGTTGCAACGGCAAACAACTTAACAATACCTTTGAATAGTTCAGTAGCATTTTCAATAGGTACACAAATACTTTTATCACAATATGGTGCTGGTCAAACTACAATAGTTGCAACTAGTGGAGTAACTGTTAGAAGTAATGGTGGTAAATTAAAATTAAATGTTCAATATTCTAGTGCAACTTTGATAAAAATTGCAACCGATGAATGGTATTTATTCGGAGATATAACATAATGATTTTAGCGACACACGGAATAGTGCAAAGTTCAGGTGCTTTTGATACAAGTTATCAAGCAGTTTTAAACTATGCTACAAGTTTAGGTTATACTTTGCCTAGTACGACACAAAGAGTAAAACAAAACAAACTTGTAGTAGATTTAAAAGCGGCAGGTATATGGCAAAAATTAGATACGTTTGCCATGTTTGCAACTGATGGAAATTCAAACTATGCTTTAATTGATTGGAAAAAATTATCACTTTATACATCGGTTAATAGTCCAACATTTACAACAAATGGTGGATTTGCTGGTAATGGAACAAGTAGTTATATTGATACCAATTTCAATCCTTCAATAGGTACAAATAATTATACTTTAAACGATGCGAGTCGTTTTGCTTGGGTGGATAATATTGGTGCAAATAATCAAATTGATGGAACGAATACTATAAGAAATACTATGAGTATAAATAATGCTACTAGTGCGGGAAGAATAAATCAAGATACTACTGCTCAAAATATTGCAGTTAATTTTTTGGGTAATGGATTTAAAGCTATTAATAGAATTAGTAACACAAGTTGTGTATTTTTTAATAATACAACTAGAACAGATACTACGTCTGTAAGTGTTATTGTTTCAAATGCGACTCAATGGATTCTTAGACAAGCTTCAAATTATGGTAACTCAAGAATACGATTCTATGCAATGGGAAGTTCATTAGTTTCACAAAATACAGATTTTTATAATGCAGTTAATACTTATATGACAACTATATGATAATCGTACTACACCCAAATACAGACCAATACAACAGATTAAATGGGTATAAAAACAATACATCAGAATTACTTTTTGTGTTAGATGGCTCATGGCGTTATATTGTAGGATTAGAAGTTTTAAACGATGCTAATTTTACAGAAATACACGACCAATTAAACGAATTAGAACGAATAGAATATACACCAAATGAGACAATTTAACGACACTGTAGCTGAAGGAATAATTACAGCAACTTTAATTAGTGCAGTAACCCATTATGCAACATTATTACAACCTATATTATCCTTTTTCGTAGGTATTATGAGTTTAATTTCGGCGGTATTTGCTATTCGTTATTATTATTTAAAATCAAAAAAATGAGATTCAAAGGATATTTTCAACCAACCCCAAAAAGATTCCGTGTACTTGGTGATAGTTTAGCGGGTATGTCGTTATTCATTGCCAGTTTAAACGTAGACAATCCAAAATTTATGTTGATTTGTGGTGTGTGTGGTGCAGTTGGTAAATTCATAACAAACTTCTTTACAGATGGAAAACAAATTTAACTTACACAGACTTTCGTTTTTAGACGATAGTTTACCGATATTCAAAGAAAACAAAGCAAAGGGTTATATGACCTATGGCTTGGATAATCTTTACCCACAAGAACTAATTCGCTTATACAATAGCAGCCCTAAACACAATGCTATTATTAACCAAAAAGCAGCATACATTGTAGGTGCAAATACAGACATCAAAGGTAAAAACACCGAAGATGTTGCAATTACTGAAGACTTTTTGGCAAACATTAACGCTTACGAAGACTTTGAAAACCTTAAATCTAAATTAGCACAAGATTATGAGCTATTTGACGGGTTTGCAGTAGAGGTTATTTGGAATAAAGCAAAGACAAAACCCGCAGAATACTATCATTTGCCCTTTCAAAATGTTCGTTTAGGAAAAGATTGTGCGTATTATAGCGAAGATTGGCAGAACCAACGTGCAGAAATATGCGAATATCCTTACTTTAACGCTAATACACGTGAGAATAAACAAGTATTTTACTTCAAATTATACCGTGCGGGACAAAAAGAATACCCATTGCCATCATATATTGGTGCATTAAGGTATATTGAGATAGATAGCGAGATTCAAAACTGGCATTTCAATTCAATCAAAAATGGATTTTCTGCACAAACCTTAATTCAGTTCTTTAAAGGTATTCCAACACCTGAAGAAATGAGAATGACTGAACGTAGGTTTAAATCACAAAAGACTGGTACACACAATGCTGGTGGAATGATTATCGGATATAATGAACCAAGTGAACGACCAGCAGAAATAACCAACTTACAACCAAGTGACTTTGATAAACAATTTTTACAATTAAACGATACAGTACGAGATGAGATATTTGTTGGTCATCGTATTTCTAACCCTGTGCTTTTTGGTATATCAACTGCGGGTGCATTGGGACAACGTAACGAACTTATTGAAGCATATGAATTGTTTCAACAAGCGTATATTGAACCACGTCAAAAGCAATTTGATGCTGCGTTAAATAGCATTCTTAAATATGCCATATCTTGCCAAGTTGTAACGATCAACAAACCACCTATCGGTCAAGATTATGTAGACTTATTTACAAAGGGTATTATCACAAATGACGAAGCACGGGCTGAATTAGGATTTGAAGTATTGACAACTACAAAAACTGCTAACACACTAAACGATTCAATCAATTCATTGAGTCCATTGGTTGCAAATAACGTATTGTCAAATATGACAGTAAACGAAAAACGTGAACTTGCTGGGTTACCACCTATTGCAAATGGCGATGTACTTTCAAATGGTACGGCAGTCGCA